TGCGAACCGAGTAGCCATGCCGGGGGGACAATGGGATCCCCCCCCCCAATGAGACCAGTGCCAGCTGACCAGGCTATGGCATTGGCTTCGTGGGACTACACTGCTAGTAACACGGAGTGATCGACATGGAGTCACCTTGGGGGTCTTATGGACGCACGCGTCCGCCCCCTCGGCCATGTCATCATCTCATCCCATGTTCTAACACATGTAGAGCATGAACAACTCCTCATCACCGAGCGCAAGCCCTAATTCTTCCGGATCAGGGGCGCTCCCAGGTGAGAATGTGGTCACTTGTGTGACGGGCAAGAGGCTAACCTTGTGCACCGGCTTCTTACATCTTTCGATGAAAGAGTAGATGCCCTTGGTTAGGGACCTAGTCGGCCCTGTCAGCCTATCGGCTGGCACGAGACCGTTCAGACGATGAACGGTACGATCAAGCTTTCGCTTGACGTCCGACAAACACCATCGAGCATCTCCCTTGGAGACTTCGCCGGTTGACAAGCGCGTTGCGTTAGCAAACGCCGCGATTGCCCGCTCGGCACAGTCCTTCGGGAGAGGGTGAAGACTCGATGGCTCATGCCCGTCCGTGAGTTCGCATACCGCGTACGCCGCCGCTTTCGTCCAGAAGTCCTTCTCGGCTTCCGAGAGTGGACCTCCAAGCGACGGCGACCACGGAGTAGACAGGGAAGAGAGGAGGATCGTGCCGCCTTCTTGTGACATCGCGCAACGTACGGCTCTAGCCCATTTGGGCCGAAGAGCGTACGAGCGCTTTGACATTTTGAAGACGGGGAACCCCCCCCCACCTGCCTCCCGCGGAAGGAATGGCGGTATGCCTGCTCTTTTCAGCTGCTTGATCGACGAGCGGTAACGTGAACCCACGTACCTTGCCGCGGCCGTTGGCCACGGTGCTCGGTCGACCGCGCCCGATAACTGGGGGCCAATGGCCCACTCCGGCCTCGGAGTCTTACCGGTCTTCCCTTCAGAAGAACCAGTAACCAGTTGTCGGATTGAACATGTTGGCATCCTATGGATACCAGCATACGGCCACTCAGATGGACGGGGCACTCCGGGTTTGTTCCCCACGAAAGTGAGGACTTCCTCCACGAGCACCCCCGTATGGACAGACTCGAGGTCTTTTCCATACGAAGGTTCGCCACCAGTGCGAACCAAGTTCTTCGTGTAGCCGTCCGAGATCGGTTTGGGTGAGTGGAACAGTAAATCGTCCCCCACACCACGAACCCGACCTCGGGTCCAATGGCTGAAACAACGCCTCCTCCCCGTCTCGGTCCAGGCTAACTCGTAACAACCAAGGTTGTACAGAGCGAGCAAGGGCCAAGATGTGCCCAGTCCCATCATGATTCCCCTGGACGTCTCGAAGGGAGTCCATTCCCCTTCCGTCCTAGGGTGCAACATGACGGGACCGGTGCAATAGCGGAATGCCCTCTTGGTGAAATTGCTCCATTTGCAATTCTCAAGAAGGCCTTCCACTATGGAGGAGACGAGGTCAAGTGGCATCAGATCCGTTGCCCGGGTCATGTCTACAGAACGTAGTACAAAACCCGGTTGGACCGTATTGGTCACCTTTATGAAGGTGGATGCATAATCCACCTCGTAGGGATCGACCCTTGGGTCCTTGGATAATGCCCGGAGGAGAGGCCCATTCAGGAGCATGGAGAAGTAAACTACCGGACAGTCGACTGGTGTGACCATCCGGGTTTTACAACCACGTTCCTTCACAACGCACTGACGTGCGTTGGGCTTCACTCCGGCCTCCATCTGGTCCTCCAACGCCAACGCCATAGAGGCGTAAGTGAGGAGGTGTACACGGAGGACTTCCCATTCCTGAGGGCCATAACCACTAGGGTTAGGACCGAAAGGAAAGAGGACGTCCCCAACCAGAGGGGGCACTTGAAGAGCAGACTCGACTGTCGTGCGGACCTCAGCTGAGACCAGCTGGAATGGTAGGTCCGCACAGAGCCTCGACAGTCGAGTGAATAACTCGAGGTTCAGTTCACGCCGACAAAGCTCCTTTCGGTGCTTTGACATACTGTACACCGCCCCCCCCTGTTTACGTGACGACTCGAAGGTCGCACTAACAGAGGTGGGTAGTGACCAATCCGCTTCCATCCTACGATGCGCCCAAGTCGACGCAAAGTGGCGGAACCATTGTCTGTCACGGCGGCTACACCTGTAACCGCTGGACAGATCTTGGCGATGAGTCTCACACGCATTCGCGCATAAGAACTCATCGGGGAGTGGTCCAGCTCTCGTAAAACGGGAGATCTGGTGCAGTAGTTGAATCCTAGTCCTGGCGTCATAGCTCTTGAGAGAGAGCTCACCACGGAAATAGGATTCCTCGGCGTTCCTCAGAAAGCTCGGTCGGGAGACCCCTTGGAGGAGGTCTTCCGCCTCGAGCCTTCTAAGGTAGTTTGAGAATTCCTTAAAGGGTTTGTGTGATTGCGAGGGGTTTCTCATAGCCTCTCGCCACAAATCACGCAATAAGGACCGAATCCCACCGCGTGCACAAACACGGTGGCGTTTCGGGACCTTGGTTCCCAAACTCCAAACCTGGAGCCACGCAGATCCGAATGCGATGGCCAGTGCACCCAAGAGTGCATCGGTCCAATCGCGGATCTGTTTGGTGACCACAAAATGCAATGGTACCCTGATTGTCACCAAACAATCATGGTTCGCCCCTCGGAAACTCGCGAGTTTCCACCGGGGGGGCACCACTGCGACGGTATGTCTTAGTACAAACCGTCCAGGAGGACCTACGGATGGATCCGAACCATAGGATCCACCCTCATGTTTATAACGTTTGTTATAAG